TAAGTGTATTTGTAACCACTATCGAATACAACATATGATGAAGAACGAATACCATCAAAGAAAGATTTTACGTTATTAGTTTGTGTTTCTGAACTTGCAATACCAACTACATCACTTCTTTCAGGAGAAGCAAATACTACAGCGTCTTTTCTGTTTTCAGCAATTGTAATTAGATTGTCAATGTGTGTTGCGTCACCTTTACCAGCGATGATTAAGTTTATATCAACTGTTTCAGCATCTTCAAATTTTTCATAAGCAGTTTTCTTTTCTCCAACTGTAGCAGCTGTTCCGTTTACACCGCCTGATAAACTTGAATTAACTAATGTACCAGCACCAAAAGATTGATTTAACGCAGCGTTACCCCAACCAGTTGTACTTGTAGCATCGTGGTCCATCCAATAGATGTATTGTGACTTGTTATAGATAACATCTGGATAATAGTTAGTGTCACCTTGTGCTGTTTTAGCGTCAGAAGCAACTGATACTGAATCATAAACTTCTAATACTTCTCCAGCAGTACCTGTGATACCACCATCTTCATCAACTACAACAATGTGTATTTCGTCACCTGAACCACCTCTTGCAGAAACATAAGGTGAAGTTCCTGGTGCAGCGCCTACTAAATCATAATATTGCCATCTTCTTCTTACTTGTGAAGATGCAGCAACAGCAGTATGTAAACCACCAACACCTGAAGGATGTCTTACGATTGTTAATGTTGTACTTGCGATATTTGTTATTCTATATTCGTATCCGCCTGTTTCTCCAAAGTTTACAATATCACCTACAGATAAACCAGTAGCAGACGATACATCAATTGTTGTATCTCCTACAGCTGCGTCTGTTGTAGCGATTGTTGTTTTATTTGTTTCTTCGTAAACTGTTGATGATGGACAAACTGATACTTTAATGTTATTACCCCAAGCACCTGCTGTTCTTGCAGCCCAGTTACCTACTGTACCTGAACCGTCAGCATAATTGTCTTGGTAGTCTGTCGTATTTTTTACTAATAAACCACTGCCGTTAGCAGTTGCGTTTAATAGTCCTGTTCCTGTTGCTCGTACTACCCTTAAAGCATTTCCGTACTGTAAAAAGTTTGCAGCACTAAAAAAATACTCGAAGTTATTAGAGTCAGGTTTTCCAAATGTTTCAACTAAATCTTTTTCTGAAGAAATAGAAACGATTTCATCAACGGGACCCTTTGTGAAATCACCAGCAATTGCAGCAATAGATGTTGCAACAGCGGGTATTACATTTGTTAAATCTTTCTCTTGTACGACAACACCTGGTGAAACTTGAAATGCCATATATGTTGTTCTCCTCTTATTAGCTAATAAGTATCATTAATCTCGTTTATATTTATAATATCTCGCCTTTTCGCACGGTTACAGGAGTCCATCGTTCTCCTGAGTCATCCTGAAAACTGTCATCATCTAAACCATCATTTAAAAACCCAAAAGGTGCCATATCTTGTTCTATTGCGTTTGCCTGTTCTTCGTACATTCTAGCACGTACATCTTGGTCTGTCATTTCTTTAAAATATCGTTGATTTGTTATCCATGCAAATATAACACAACACATAACTAAATCGTCATTTGCACCTTCTTCGGCCTGCCATGATGAACCACGTCTTACAAAGGTTGATAATTCTTGTATTGTATGAAAATCTTGTACTATTATTTTATCGCCTTCAAGTAGAGATTTTAAGTTAGAACAACCAATACGTTTGACTTGTTTGGTCATACGAACACCTAACTGTGTTCCTCGTTTAGAAAAACCACCACCAAGTATTTGACCTGCACGGCCTTTCATCATACACATTAAAAGATTTGTATATTCTAATTCAAACTGTAATGCGTCTGCTACTTGATGTCCTAAATCATTGACCTCAACACAAATATGAGCGTTGTTATATTGTCGTGCTACTTTTTCTATAGTGTGTGGAAATAGTATAGGTTTAATTTCGTTATCTCTAAACTTTGCAACCATTTTATATGGCATTTTTGAAACATCAAAAACAACAAAGGCAGAATAATCTTTTACCGTACCTCGTGCTACGTCAACTGTAATGACATAATCTTTTCCTTTTTCTGGTCGTTCATACATATCAAATCCTGCGTTTGAAACTAAAGGTGTGTTATGAGATAACATTCTTATTTTAGATGGATTGATTAAAGTATCAACTGAACCTACAAATTCACATTCAAACTCGGTAGCAAACTGTGCTTCAGATGTATTTCTTATTGTTTCTTGTTTCCATTTTTCATCTCGTCCTGGTACTTCAGACCAATGTACTTCTACAGGAATATAATCGTTTCTTTTATGTATTGCGTCATTCCAAATTTTGTAGTACATATTCATTCCATGAGGTGTAGATACAATCATTACCTTTGAAGATTTACCAGATGAAATTGTAGGATAAACTGAACTAAAAAACTGTTCAGATATATTAGCAGGAATAAATGCAAACTCGTCAAGGAAGATAATGTTAAATGAACCACCTCGAATAGCAGATGATGATGTTGCAGCTGCAAGTATCTTTGAACCATTTTCTAATTCAAGTGAACCTTTGTTCCAATTTAAGACACCTTGTTGTAACCATTTAGGTAAGTTTTCATATGCAAGTTGAAGTCTACCTAATAAATCTCTAGCAGTAGAACTTTTGTTGGCAAGTATGGCCACATTGATGTTGTCGTTAAAAACTACTTGATGTAATAGATAGGCAATAATTGTTGTTGACTTACCTGACTGTCTTGGTAGTTTACAAATAGAAAATCTATTATGATGAAACGTATCAACCATACGTTCCTGAAACTCATACATATTAAAAGGTACAAGACCATCATCAATGTTTACAATCTTAATATAGTTTTTAATAAAGTAAATAGGATTCTCCATACACTTAGCAATTTCTTGTACTTGCTCTTGTGTATATTCAATCTTTGTATTTGCTTTGAATAAATTAGGATTTCCTAAATAACTTTCACTCATTTAAATAAAATTATACCATCCTGTGACGATATATTTTTCTCCTTTATTTGTTATTTGACCTCTATGTGCATGACTGAAATGTGCAGGCCAAATTACTGTTAAACCTTTTTTTGCTGGTGTAGTAATATTTTGATATTTAAATATTGTACCACCATCTTCGACATCATTTAAATAAGTCATAAAAACTAAAACTCTATCACAGTTACTTTTAGTCATAACTTCAGAATGCCAAGTTTTAAAACCTTGTTTTTTTTTATAATATTGAATATTGTAATCTGTATTAATATCAAATCTTGTTAAACTATTAATTTCAGGATACTTTTTTATATACAAGTCTAAACAATTTTGTAATTCTATTCTATAGTCATAAAAAGGTTGCTCAGACCTATCATAGTTTATAGGCAACTCATAAGACTCTTTAATTTTTTTATCAACACGACCACCTTTTTCTCCTACAAGGCCTTGTACCCATGCTTGTTTATTTGCCTTAAAATGTTTGACAATATTATCACAAACTTTTTCAGATATAAACCATCCACCCATCAAAGTATGTTCATCTAGTTTATACTCAATCATTAATAATTATACCTTCTATTGCGTCATAGCCGTTTGCTAACGCATAGTTTATACGACTGCTACCCTTATATATAGAATATTGTTTTTCTTTATATTCTACCCCATTTGCACCTTTTCGAGGTGTTTCTGATATTTCATGTTTTATAATTTCTATAGGGTCATTCATGCCATTATTCATCCAAGTATTTCTTTTTGAAACATCTAAAGTATCAGGATAAGGATTCTTTTTAATATAAGTTAAATCACTTATCTGAAATATCTGTTTTTTCGGGTGTGATATTTTTGCTTTCAAAACTTTCATCTTCTTTACTGGTCACATTTGTATTTTTGTTTTTTAAAATTTTATGTAACTCTGCTGATGAACCTACAAACAAGGCCTGTTTAATATTTGTGCTTGTCTTATTAGGAACATCTTTTAAATTTTTAAGTTTGCCTTGTAAATCTTGTAACTTGTCAACTGTATCGGCCACTTGTTTGATTAGATTACCTGCAACTTCATAAGCACGAGGGTGTTGACTTTCGTTTGCAATATCAAGTATACCTTGTATTGCGTCTTGGCCTCTTTCGATTAGATTGTAATAATTTTCTCTACTGTATTTGTAATCGTTATCCACATCTTCTTTTTCTTTGTCTTCTATTCTAGGAACAGGTGGAGTATATTCTTTTTTGATTACTGATTTTGACGCAGGTTTGCTCTCGGTAGAGATACCTAGTGCTTCATTTATTTTGTCATCTATACTCATAATGTAATATTTATACTAATGTAAAAATGATGAATTTAAGAATTGACTTAATGTTTGATGTTCAGCAGCTTCTTTATCAATTAAACTTTTATATTCTATGATATTTGGTTTTAAGTTCTCATCAAATTTAATATTTTTGTTATTCAATAATTTTAGACCATCGGCTACAACTGTATAACTATCTAATATAAAATTTAAATTTTGTCGTTTTAAGTCAAAGTCAAAAAAATAAAACATACCGTTTTGTAATTGGTCTAACTTATTTTTTAAACTATCAGGTATTTTATTTTTATTTTTAAATTCTTTCCAAAACTTACTATCTTTTCTTTTAGTTAAATAATGTAAAACTAGAAAATCTAATACATCATCATTGTTATTAGCAATTATATCATTAAACATATCTCTATTTTTTTCAATTGTTTTAAAAAAATCATTATAAAAAAATTTAATTAATATTAACTGTTGAGATGTAAGATATAAAGATGTAGCTTCTAAAGGTTCAGTAAACCCAGCAGATAAACCAACTGCCATACAATTATTCACCCAAACTTTGTCATATCTACCTGCCTCAAATGATATAACTTTTGGTGAAGTTAGTTTTTTATTGTAATACTTTTCAGCTTCGTTTAATGCTTGTTCTTCATTTATATAATCACTATCATATATGTAACCTGAACCAAATCTATGTTGTAATGGTATTTTCCACATCCAACCATACTTCATAGCGATGGCTTGTGTGTAAGGTTTAATTTGTTTTTCTTGTTCTAAAAAGAAAGGTATTGCCTTTTTCATAGGCAAATAGTCTTTATAAGATTTCCATTTAGTTTTATAATGTTTACCTATAAGAAGTCTAGCAAATCCTGTACAATCAAATATAAAATCACACTTATGTTTACTACCATCTTTTAATTTAACTTGCTCAATATCATTATCTTTATTTGTTTTTAAAGTGTCTAACTCTCCATCTACTAATTTTATTCCCCTTTCTATACCTATATTTTTTAAATAATCGGCTAAAAGATGAGCGTCAAAATGTAATGAATAGTTTAAATTATCTAAATCTATTTTATCTTTATATGAAAGTAAAGCTGGATATTGATACTTGTTTAAGTCATAACCTTTAGAAACTAAATTTTTTAAATAAAAAAAATAACAACTATAGTCAAAAACGTTTTCTACTGAAAATGGATTTAAGTGGTTTTTTACACCAAATCCATGAAAGTATTTTTTATTGTCTCCGTTCCAGTTTTCAAAACTAATGCCTTGTTTTATAGAGCCCTTTGTTTTTTTAGTTAATCGTATTGGGTCGATATTTAATTCTTTAAGTAAAGCAATCAGGTGTGGTGTAGCACCTTCTCCTGCACCAAGAATACCTATTTTGGAACTCTCAATAACTTTTACATTAGATTTAAATATCTTTTTACAGAATAAAGCAGTTAACCAACCAGCTGAACCTCCACCTAATACTATTATATTTTTCATTTTATTTTATCTTTAAAGTCTGCTGGTAAACCTAAATGTCTTCTTCCATCAAATATATTAGTTTCAGATCCTTTTGTTGCTTTATTATTATAATGTAAAAAAACTTGAGCACAATTTTCACCTTTAAATTCATCTCTCCAGTGTTCTAATATATTACCTTTGTATATTAACATATCACCTGGTTTTAATACAACTTTGATTCCTTTATTATTTGTTTCTGAAGAATAACCATCTTCAGCTAATCCTACATTTTTATTCGGTTCTACAAAAATAGGCCAATCATTACCGCCTAAATTTAATGTTGTTGAAATTTCACAACTAAATCTATCTTTGTGTCTTTTTAAAACATCTCCATTTTTATATATTCTAGCATAAGCGTATGTGGGATTTAATTTAAGTCCTGTTTCTTTTTGCATTAAAGGTAACAACTCGAATAATAACGTTTCCATTGCAACATCACCATAGTGTGAATAGGTGTCAGGCACCTGTTGGTCTGTCCATATACCCCATTCTGTTGAAAATGGCGAGATATATTTTGTTTCAAATAATGTTTTTGCTACTTGTCTTTTATTTAAAAAATATTTGTAAATAAAATTAGCAAGTTTAGAGTCAATTGCACCTTTTATTACTTTATAGTTATTTTTTTTAAAAGTCATTTTTTTCCTTTCATTACTTAAATGGGTAACCGCAACTCCACATAACTAAAGAATATCTTGTGCCTTTTGTTACTGGTGCAACTCTATGCCAAACAAAACTTGGAAAAACAACAACAGAACCAATAGGTCTTATTTCAGTACATTGTCTAATAGTTTTTCCTTTTTTCCATTCTAAATCATGTGTATTTCTCAAATCAAATTCTAAATTACCACCTGTATATTCAGATGGATCTGATAATGAAACAGTCATTGACAATTTTCTTATTTTTTGATGTTCAGGTTTACCTGGTCTATCAAAAGCATCTTCAAAACTATCACAATGCCATCCATAATATTGTCCTTTATCATATCTAGTAAACTGACAAGGTTCAGACCAATCCCAACCAAAATTCCAACCTGCTTTAAAATTTGCTTCTTCTACAAAGGGATGTAATTCTTTGTATATCCAGTTTTCACTTAACCAAACAACATCTGACTTTCTTTTTTTCTGAATGTTTTTTAAAGTTTTTTTAGAAAGTTTACCGTTCTTTTGAATTTCTTTTTCAGCACCACCTGTGTAAGCCATTTCTGTATTAAAAGACTTGCCATAATCTAATATGTGTTTTACAAGTCTAGGTGACAAAGCCGACTTAAAATAATAATAATAATTTTTTAATAACATTTCAATCCTAATTCTATTTATGGTCTTTAAAAAAGACTGCTTGATTTAATCTAAAATACTTAAAGTTATTTTTATTATTTATGGAACATCCGTGTAGAAATTTGTTGGCATTAAAAAGTATTGCTGTATTAAATGGAGTTTCAATATGTTTTAATAGTTTGTAATTACTCTTATTATGCCAAGGATTTATATGTTCAACTAATTTAGATTGTTTATCATAATAAGGTGTATCTTCATATAGATTTAAACCATTATCTTTATTATTATCGTTTAAATATATTAAAAGTGTATATCCATCATCATAATGTGGCCACCAATAATTATCCCTATAGTTATTAAAATCATTATCAAACCATTTTTGCATATTCGTTTTTAAATTATTATCTTTATGAGTACATTTTTGATTAGTAAAGTTTTCAAAGTGTTCTATCATTTCATTTAATTCATCAATGTGACCATTATGTCTTAAATCTAAAAACATTTTACCGTTTAAAGTATTGTTGCCTCTATGAAGTATGGGATCAATATTTAATAGATATTCAAAAATCTTATTTGGTCTATTGTAAAAAGAATTAAATATATAAATTTTTTCGTTATTTAATTTTAATTCTTCACAATCATTTAAGTTAAATATCATAATTGTAAGCTAAAGTTATTCTTATATCATTAGTAGGTTGTGCCTCAACACAATGTTCTACAGATGATTTAAACATAACTAATTTTCCTTCTTCTGGAACTGTAAAATAAGCAGACCAAGTATAAGGGTTATTGGAATCTAAATTTGGCATATTTGGATTTGCAGGTAAAGGTGATTTAAAAAATGTTCTACCATCATCTTTATTAGCTTTTAAATAATAGATTGCTGATATACAATGAAAATTGTGATTATGATATTCCTGAAAATTACTTTTACTGTATATATTTAACCAAGCATTTTCTTCTTTAAGTTTTTTATCATAACCAATAGTGTTTTTAAATTCAGTTACTTGATTATATATCCAATCATTTAATAACTTAAATTTTTTATCTTTGTATATATTATGTGTATCACAAGTGGTATAAACACTTTGAGATAACCAATTTTTACCACCACTTTCTGTTTTAGATTTTATATTATAACAATGGTCAATTAGTTTATCTCTTATATCTTTATGTTTTGGATAAAAAGAATGTGCTATAGGTGTGCAAAAAATATTATGTATGTTCATTTTAAATACTCAATTCTGTATTTAATTAAATCATCAAAGTTTTCTTTATCATTAATTCTTTCTAAAGGAGCAAGTGTTTTATTTGATTTGATTCCGTTTATAAAAATTGCAAGTGTTAATCTATCTTTTGATTTTTTACCTGTGTAAAAATTATTAGCTCTATGATATTCATTTGCGTCATAGGCTATTAATCTATTGTACACATTTTGAAATCTTGTTTTTTCTATAAACTTATTATTATTGTTGTTTATGGCTTTTATGTAATTTTTTTCTATAACTTTTTCATCTTTATAAAATGCTTGTTTTTCAGATTGAACTCCATAATCTAAAAATTTATTTTTTTGACCAGGTTTAATATCAAACAATGATGTGCCACTATCTAAATCTGCGTCAGGTGTTAAATATAATATTGCAGCTAATTGTTGATTATGGTCTTTGTGTATCCAACCTTGATTTAATAAACTATCTTTTTTATTTGAAAAACTTGATATAGATTGAAACATCAAAGTAGCTTCATCCCAAAATATATCAACGTGTCTTAAATCATAATAACAAGATAAGACCTTTAAACAGATTAAATTATGTAGGTCTTTATCTATTTCAAATAAAGGTTGACTTCTATATCCAGGCCATTGGCCATTATCGTCCTTTACTTTAGATAAAGAAAGACCAAACTTTCTAAATAAATTAGGTTCAGAAAGAAAATTATCTACACATACTGTATTATATCTCTTTATCATAAAACATTTTATAATCTTTTTATATACTATTTTGACTGCTTGCTCAATTGCTTTATTTATCTACAGTTTGTCCTACTTGTCCTATCAACTGACCAGCGACTTCGTATGCTCTTGGGTGTTGACCCTCACTAGCAATATCAAGTATTCCTTCAATCGTTTCTTAGCCTCGTTCAATTAGATTGTAGTAGTTTTCTCTGCTGTATTTGTAGTCGTTATCTACATCAGCTTTATCGTTATCTTCTCTACGTGGAACTAGGGTTTAAAGTCTTGTTTGACTATTTATTTTTTAGGTTCAGGTTTATCTATACCTAGAATCTCATTTACTTTGTCTTCCAGTTTACTCATAATGTAATATTTAGTAATCTAATGCAATCTTATATTCCTATTAATGCCTTTACTTCGGATTCTGCCAATCCTAAGTCTAAAAGTTTTTGTTTGCCAGATACTTTTTTAGTTTCTGCTTCTGTTTGTGCTGTATCATAATCAGATTGTAATTGTGCTAAACCATCAATACATTCTTGTTCAGTAGGTTTTGTTTTACTGTCATCATGTATAATTAAATTAGCATAAACTTTATTTTTAGGATTACTCCAACCAAACCATTGTCCAGAATGTAATGAAGCTAAATAATCTTCTATATGAGTTGGTCTATTCATCTTATGTATCTCCTAACCTTATAAATTTAACAGTTGTTTGCTCTACAGTTGAATTACCTATAAGTCTAATATTAGATGCTGTTTCACTTTCATAATTAACTTTAAGTTTGTCATTTGCTATATCTCCTACATCAAAAATATATTCCTGATGCATATTACCATGAACATCTGTATTACTATCTAAAGAAGTATAAGTTCTTGTTTTATTAGTATAAGTTGAGTTATCAGCTGTAGTATCTATACGAATACCAACATAAGCTGAATCTCCTTGAATACGAAAAAGAGCAAAATTTGTTATAACCATATAAAATCCTGTTTGTGGAAAACTAAATATACCAGAACTTTCTGTAACAGAACTTCCTAAACTTGCACCATATGTACTCCAATTTGTGCTGATATGATTAATACCACTATTCATAGTAAAATTAGTAGTCATCATAAATGTAGTAATGTTTTCAATTCCACCACCAGCTTCTGCAAAAGTATTATCTCCTCTTAAAAAAGTTGTAGCATCTTTAGTTCCTGTTGCTGATAAATCTGCTAATGCAATATTTCCAGTTAAATTTAATTTAGAATAATCAATAGCTGCTGAAGCATTTATTTTAGCATTTGTTAATGTGCCGTCTGCTAATTTAGCGTTTTCTATAGTACCATCTGCTAGTTTAGCGTTTGTTAATGTACCGTCTGCTACATCAGCAGCACTTATAACACCATCAGCTACTTTATCGCTTGTGATAGCGTCATCAGCGATTGAATTATTTTTGATTTTACTAATTGCCATAGTTGTTTTCTCTTTAGTTATTTATATATTTATTCATCTGAATCTGTTGATGAATTATAATTTTTTGCGTCATTAAACGTTGTAATTGTTGTTGTAAATCCAAAGTCATCATCAGCGTCAGCACTTGTTGGATTCGGTACAACCACGATTCTTTCTTCTCTTTTTTCTGTAGTTTCTGTGTCTGTGTACATATCAGTTTGAGTTTCTTTAATAACTTTTTGTGAATATACAGGTCCATACAAATATGTTTTAGCAGTAAATCCCATAGTATAGTTAACTGCTCTTCTTTGTGTAAATGAACCATCGTAAGTATCTTCATAGTTTACACTATTTAAAGTTATAGGAACATCTCTTTTAATTCCCATTTCAGGAATTGCATTAATTGTAACTGTATAATCTGGTTGAAAATATGGTAATATTTGTTCTACAATTTGTAGACCTCCTTCAGCAGTTGCTGTAAAAGCATATAAATTAAAACTTATATTATAGGGTACAGGATTATATTGGTAATACATTTTACCTGCGTCTGAAGTATTGACTGCTTTAAACTTTCCTAATCTTTGTAACTTACGAGAAGCGTCATAAGAAATACCTGATATTTCAAAACCCATACGAGGCAAAGTGATTGCCATTTCTCTATTATCTAAATTTGCTTGTTGGTCTAATCTTGTTAAAAACTTTTCTTTAGGCGAATAGGCTAAAGGCACTCTAATTTTTTGAATAACATCACCATTACTATCTGTTCTATGAATGATAATATTATTAAAAATTGTACCAAAGGCAACAACAACTTTTCTTAATGATTCGTGGTAAAATCGTCTTCCAAACATTAAATACTTTCCTCATCTACTTCACCAAAAGGGTTTCTTTCTGTAAAGTCTAATATATCATCTGCTGTACTTTCTGTACCAAAACCTGCGTCTGATTCATAAGTATCATTATCAGCATAATCTCTTGTTTGTGTTGATAAGTTAAAGTTATCTGTTTCTAAAATAAAGAAGTCAATATTACCTAAAGTAGTATCTGTTGACTCAAGTAATAAACTACCAGAAACAGCAGTACCTTCCTCTAATGTAATTTGATGTTGTAATAAGTCTGTAGATAAACTTGTTTCAGTATCATCAATTGCAGGAATACCCGTATCAAATCTTTCAGCACTATATTCAAATCTAGTTGCTTTAAGTTTATAAACTGGTAAATTTCCTAATTGAAAAAATGGCTCTTGGTCTTCAACAAACTGTATTTCAAAAAAACTATTCATTAAAGGAACATAAACTAAATCACCTTCATTTGGTCGTCCTGATTTAATTAATGTGGCTGTATTATCAACTTGACTTTGCC